TTCCGTGCCATGTTTTCATATCCTTCCATGTGTCACCAATCTCAACTGAAGACGGTATAATCATTTTACGTCCATCGACCATCAATGGATTGTGCATTCTTTCTAATACTTTTGGCATTAGTTCATCTATTTTATCTATAGGACATTGACCGAGTATTGCATCATGTACTTGACCCAACACTTCAACACCTTCACTAGCCAACTCATTCCATACTCTGTACAAACCTAGATTGAGTAAGTCACCTATTGTTGATTGTGGTACATAAGCAATGGCTTGTCGTAAGGTAGAATTGTCTGATAGTCTATCCCAAAACTGTCTGCGTCTGCCTAATGGAGTTGTCAAGCAACCCTTTTCATTTAGTTCTAAGCGAATAGCACGGTGCCAATCTCTGATTCCAGGAAACGCCCCTTTAACTTTTAACATATTGCCAGATAGTTTTTCTCCTTGGTCAATCAATTCTCTGAAGCCCCCCTTGATGTCTTGTTTATGCCAACGTTCTACTGATTCTAATGATACCATACCACCAAAATAAAGCAACTGAAATCTTGTAGCTTGTGATACTTTTATTTTAATCTGACGTGCAAGCGAGTGTGCCGTAACACCATAGTTAGTACCATGTCCTGCTCGTTTACAAATATCTCTGTAACTGTGATGCAAATAGTAAGGTTTGTCCGCTAGTGCTCTATCTTGTTTAGGATCTCCAGACCAACCCATGTTGGGCCAGACCATTTTAACAACTTCTGTATGCAAGTCTGTACTCTCACAAACATCTATATAATTTTGATCGCCTGCTAAATATGCAACCGCTCTAGATTCTGCTTGTTCTAAATCCGCATAGAACATTTTTTGTCCTGTGTCAGGTATGAATACAGCGCGTAAATCTTTCGTCACATTTTGTAAGTTAGTACCTGTACGCCAAGGACTTTCTGAAGAAGACCAACGACCTGTCTCTGTGCCTGCTACATTGTACGAGCAACGAATACGCCCGTCTTTGTCTCTTGTAGATGCCAATACAGATAAGTGTTTGTCGATATCACGCAGTGCTAGTATGGTGTAACAGAATGGTTTGGCTCTTGGATATGTTTCTGATAATTGTTCCAACGCCGCTCTATCTGTAGATATCTTTTGCTTGCCCCCCTTGTAGGAAACAACAGGTGGTAAGTTTAGTTCTTCGTATAAAAGTTTTTTAAGTTGAACAGGGCTGTTGTGATTTAAATCTTTACCCCATACAGCATTGGCAAACAAATGTAACATACGTTCTAGTTTTAATCTATTCTTCTTAAGAGGTTCCTTTATACTACGTACTTTCTCCTCATCTACTTTGAGTCCTTTTAACATCATACTCATCGCAGGCTTTAAGCTGTTTAATTCAAATTGATATGTGCCCCTTACTTCTTCATCCAACTCTTCGTAAATCTTTGTCCATATCTCATGAGTAAGTGTGCAATCTAAAGCACAGTACACCCAATTCATTTGATTCTTAGATAACTCGTGTTTGCCTATTTCTGTATTTTTAATTATTCGCATATCTCTCCTGCAATAGCCGAGTACCCTACCATATCAATATATGTATCGGCACTAGGAGTTCCTTGTTGTAGTCGTGCAACTTTTAGTAGTAGCATACAGATAGCTACATCGTGGGCAGAAACTTCTGTCTTAAGATAAGCAGTCCAAAGTTTAGCTATGTTTTCATGATTGGCTTTTTTGTTTCCGTATTCTTTTTCTCTGTCGCCACTCAATAGCTCTTTTGCTTTCTTCAAATTTTCGTTTATAGTTACTGCCATATACCTTCTCCATTAGTTTGTTAATCTCTGTCCTTGTTCTAGCCGCATCTAAATCAGCCAAGTCACACACCGATTCAAAGTCTTCTATATCTTTATCAAACCACTGCCACGAATATATGTGGGCTTTCCTATCTTCTTTACCATTACCTTCATACAATAAATCTTGCAACAGTTGGTCAAGGACGGCTCGCCACAATCTTACATAAGATTCGGATTGCTGATCCCATACTTTATCTATGGATTTAGCTGAGAAAAAATTGGGTCGTTTCACTACTCATCGGCTTTTGTGCTGTCAGAAAACTTGGCTAAAGTTTTCCATGCACCCTCGTTAGTGTATGTGGAGCCCAGGAATCCAAGACCTTTTTCTAGTTCTGGTTGCAATGAGTGTTGTGCATGCATAGTGTCGTGGATCGTTCCTCTGACTTCTATGTCTTGCATATACTTCAACCATGACACATCATATGTCTGGTTCTGTGCAACTTTAACTATGGTCTCGTCTTCTAATAATCTCTTAACCCATGCCCAAGCTTTTTTCCTATCGGGTTCAGCCCAATAGTTATATGTAAATGGTACAACGATTGCGTGGTTTAAGGAGGGGGCAAACCCAATACAAGTTATCTGCCCGCCTGCTGTTTCAATGTCGAATGATAAAGGCTTGGTGTCACCCAAATCTTTGATGTATTTACTTTCAAATGTATATAAGTCTTCTATGCTTGGTTCTATCCAAAGTTCTCGTTCTTCGTAATTTATCTTTGATGTTCTTGATTCTCGTTTTGCTTTTTTATAATCTGAATAAAGATGATATCTAAATCCATAATTTTTAAAGACGGCTGACGGACTATAAGAAGGTATAATTTTGTAATTTCTGTTAAGAGAATCCGTAGAAGATTCAATCACAGCACCCCGATACACACCAATCTTATCAAAGCCCGTCAGTGCCCACAATGAAATACTACCCATTGCAATAATTACGTTAGGCTGTGCTTCATTGATTTCATTATACAAACGTTCTAAGTCTTGACCCATCTCCTGTTTGAGGTATCCATAGGTGGTAATCGGATAAGGCGTTCTCCACTCAGAGTCTTTGCATAAAGCTTTGTACTCACTTCTTTTATGAAAGAAGTTTTGTAAGTTGTCCTGTGCAGGCTTTAGTTGGAATGCGTGGGTGAGCATGCATTTGTTAATGTCAATACCGACTTGTGTACAGATTCTGCTTATAATAAAATCACCTGCAAGTATTTTATTCAAACGTACTTCGTCGTTGGAAGGATGATCCATAACAATGCAGATCTGTGGTTTATCTACAAGTTGTGACGCAACTCTTCTGTGCACTGCATACTCACCCATATGATTATGCCGCTTTCAATATACGACTGACCGAAGCCTGTAGTATATCTTTATTTCTGCCAACCATTTCGTGTTTCACAACACCGCTAAATGTTTGACCAATGCTTTGCTCTAATGCTTCACCAAAGCCAACCTTGTCCATGCCCATAGCACTAAACAAGAAAGATTTCAATGAGATAACAGGGTTACCCTGTTTCAGAGCATTTTTAGTAGCCCAGAACTCCAATCTGGTTGGTTCACAGTTTTCCAAATCACCATCTGTGATGTCTGATTCCAGAACTGCTTGAGCCTTTACGTTGATACGCACAATCTCATTTTGCTTCTCACCAACTTTATCCGAACGATAACTAGTGATAACGAAGTCGTAACTACCTTCTGGTAGCACCTGCGTTTCTGGTATATCGTCTGGATGCATGGTTAAAAAGTTTTGAATATCTGCCATTATTTACCTCCTGTTTTGATGTTAATGACATTGTCTTTCGACAATTTTTTACGAGCACTTGTCTGAATAGCTTCAAATAACTTAGCTAAATCTAAAGGAACGTTTGCCTCAAGTAAACTTGGAGCCGTTACTTTTAAATCCATTCTATGATCTGAAACAGTTCGTAAGGTACGCTCAGTTCCCTTACTGGATGTTCTAGTATCTATTCTGCACACGCAGTTAAAATACCTACCCAGTTTAGTAGATAGTTTAGACCCGACACTAGTTGGGTATGCCTTGGAAACTCCCGTGTCTCCTTCCATGTATTGCATGTGTGTGGTCACTACCACATTACACGGAACTTCTGAACCTGTTATATATTGAACAATGTTTTGCACATCACGAGCGGCGGTTCCCCACTCTGGTTGAGTAGCTTGGTCGGTAGGCTTCTTGTTATTAAACGATAGTGCCCCCCTTAAAGCCGCTTCACCCATCAATGTTAAGCTGTCAATAACTAGAACGTCTTTACTTGTCCATTTATTAACAGGCCCAAAGTCTTCGTCACCATCTTTCCAATTACCAATTAAGTTTGCACTCTTACGAAATGCATCTGCTTTGCCTATTGGATCTTTTAGTGTTACGAAACTTACTCTATCTACCGCTGAGTCTAATAAGAACTCTGGTAAGATAGCTAACCCATCATCAAAGTCTAGTATGCGTAGGTTGTAACCTGCATTAGCTAGTGTTGCTAGCGTTGCAGTTTTACCCGAGCCACTATCTCCAACGAGAAGTAATTTAGTTACATCAGTTGATGTATGATTTCTAATACTTGCCATATTTATCTCCTGTATTGTAATAATAGCATATTGACAAAAATTGTCAACAATTATTTTTTATTTTGTTTTTTAAATAAATCTTCTGCATGAATTAACTCACCCTTTTGATGTAGACTTTCATGCACTTGCCTATCAAAGTCTTCGTTAAGTAATGTAGTCCTATGTTCTGGTGATTCGCCACACACTTCTCTAAACTTACAGCCACCATAGTTACCACATGCGGTAAAGTTTGCAGGGTAGTAACCCGCATCCCAAAAAGAATCCGCTACAGATAATGAGTACTGTGCATCCATGTACCATTCATTAATAGAAGTTTTAGATACATTAAATACTGTACGATTAAATCTACAGAAGTTAGCACCTGTTTGCACTCCTTCAATAATAAAACCTTTAACAGGTAACCCCATGATTTCACGAGCCGCCCACAAGTATGCATACACCTGGTTGTTTGGTCTGTACATTTTAAAATATTGCTCACTCAACGCCGCTTTAGTTGTCTTTGTATCACACAAGTATAACTCCCCTGCAAATAAAACTATCTTATCTATACGACCAGAGAACCTGTGATTACCAAAGGGTACTTCAAATCTTGTTTCGAGACAGGGGGCACCATCGGGCATGGAAGCTATTGTAATGGTATCATCCCAATATTCTTCTGCTCTCCATACTATTGCTCTGAGTGCCGCCTCAAGTCCCCTTGCTTTGTCTTCTGCACTTTGTAAATCTTCTCCATATGTTTCTAGCACATACTTAATGGCTTTATTTATGGATTCTTCTTTGCTCTCTTTGTTAAACTTTCCTGTGTCCAGTATTTCAAAACCGTCATGTACTGCTGACCCAAATCCTGTTACTGTGCCGTATGATTTCATCTTGTAACCATTTAGGTTTGTAAGATTATACAGACGAGGGCAAGCTAGGAAAGATGATAGGCTTGAAGTATCCCATACATTCTGTCTAGGTTTACCGTCTTCGTATACATACTTTGGTAACTTAACTGAGTCTAATAAATCCATTATACATCCTTAATCAGTACATCAAGTATACTGCCTTGTGTTACGGGCTCGGGTGTCTTTACCTTTGCTGTCTTGCTAGTAATTCTCTTACCTGCTTTTTCTGCTGACCTAATATTCTCACGAGTTTTTTGTAGATACGATATTATCGTTTGTATCTCGCTCTCATTTTGTGCAAGTTCATTAGGGTCTTTCTCTAATAGTTCTGTTGGTATGACCAACTCATCATCTTTTTTTGGCATAGATAGCCTCCTTTAATTCATCCCACAGATGGAGAAAAGCATCCAATGAATCTTCTTTTAGATTGTCTACATTGTATTGTTCTTTTATCTTATCCATGATGTTTATAATTATTTGCTTATCCATTAAATGTATTTCTTTTGGCTCTTTCATGTGCCCCCTTAAAATGCTATGTGTAAATCTCTTAACACATCTTCTGTTTCTTTGGTTACCTCTTGTAACTTATATATCTTAAATGTTCTATCCTCATTATCATCAACAGGTTCAAACATTTCTTTTAACATCTCATCATTAGACATCCCTCTTGGAAAGAGGGCATAGTCAAAGTATTCATAGCCGTTGTCTTGTATGGTAAAGGTTGCTAATACATTTTTCATTTTATTTTTCTTCTTTCCATTTTTTCATAATGCGTTCGCCTGTTGAATCATCAATATAATACACAGTATTATTTATAGTAATATAAACACACTCGTCACTTCTAACATCTATAATCATTCTGGGTCTGTACCTCCATAACTTCCCTGTACATCTACATCAAATGTTTCAAAGCCTTGTTCTTGACCTTCGAGAGGTTCTACAGAACGAATGGCTACATCTGGTATTGTGACTAACCCCATTGTTAGTTTATCAGATACAAACTTTCTGGAAGTTTTATCAAATTTTATTTTGCCGTTGGCAACTTTTTCCGCCGCTTGGTCTTTATCTTTAGCTTCAACAATCCAATGCTGTGTAAACATATGGCTAGTCGTTACATCATATTTCATTTGCTCTCCTTTTCTTTTTCTTCTAAGGCAATGGCTATTCTTTCTAGCTTTTTATTTGTATCAAGAAGTATATTTAAAAGTCTTACTTGATTGTCCGATGTAAGTCTATCGTAGTCAGTTATATCTATTGTCATGAGTTCTCCTTTTCTTTATATATTATCATATGTAAATAAATTGTCAAGCTAAAAGTTTAACAAGATACCTACTGCGAATATGAACATGGCTATTGAGTTAACTGTTAGCAGTGCTCGGTCGTGCCACATCCATCCTACAATAAACCAACCTGTGACTCCGCCCAAGTGAAAGAATAAATTAAATGGTGTAAATTCTATAGCTGTCATAACCATGCCTACTATCATAATAATACTTGCTGTCCATTTTACATACCAAGAGGCTCCACTATTCGGAGTTATCTTTCTAAAAGTTTGGTTCATATTCTATTCCTTCATCGTTAAGTCTTTTGTACATTAAGTAGATAGTCCTAGCCTCATGATAGGCTCTCCACCTGTCTTCAAATTCTGCGTCGTACATTTTGTCTGCCCAATACTTTAACTGTGTTGGCACATGGTCAATGGATGGTCTTGCTGATGTTGACATTGTATTCCCAATTCTCTATTGCATCTAGTTCATCTTCACCTCGTTCCCTCATGGCACGAGTGTCTTGGTCTATGAGTGTACCATAGCCACCTAAGTTACTCATAATTGTTTCAAAGATAGCCATAGTATTTTCTGTACCCATGCTAAGCATAGACATACGAAGTCCTACTTCCATGAGTGCTGAGTGTATCATGTTTATAGGATACTTCTTGGATAATTCTGCTATTGGTTTTTTCAAATCAGAACAGCAATCTGCAAAAAGTTTTACATCATCCTCTAGTTGTTTATCTTTCTTCTTCATAGTATGTCTCCTTCATCTGTTAGTAATACTAATTGGTCTTTCTCTAAGGAAGAAGTAATAATTAATTCTTTATCTCCTTCATCGGTAAAGGTAAGGTGGTCATATTTATTCTCATCTACCTCTGCTACATCTTTCATCTGCACCTTAAAGGCTTTGATGTATTGATGAAACCTCATCTTCAATGAGAAAGGCTTATCAGTTTTTACACAAATAAATGGCTCGTCTGTCTCTGAGTTATCTAGATGATCGACGGCTTTTTCCAAAGCGACTGACAAATCTGTCGACTGCAATAGGTTGTGTGTCTTCGGATTGAA